TTTTTATACGAAAATTACTGAGTTTTACATTGATTTTAATTTCTTCTTCTAGCTTCAATGAAATTTCATTTATAGCAGTATCTTTTAATGCTATTACACCTTTTAGCCTTTGAATTTCTTTTTCTAAATATCTTATTTTTTCATTTTTTTTACTATTTAGGAACATAGTTTTGACCTTTCTTTTGTATAAAGAAACTCGTAAATTTTATTTTTCAAAGAGCTAATCTCTTTTATATTTTCCATATTCACTTCTATTTGATCTTTCAACTGCTTTAAAAGCTCTATTTTTTCATTTTCAAGACTAGAAATTTCATCTTTTAAAGATTTGTTTTCATCTTTTAAAGATTTATTCAACTTTATTTCTTTTCGATATTCATCTTTGCTAAGTTTAATGATGACTTGTTCTTTTGTATGATAAGCTTTCATTTTTTCTCCTTCTAAAATAATGCTTAAAAGGAGCAACTGAGTTCTTTATTAAAAAGGAAAATAAAAACTAAAAAACAAAAAAGACAAATTCTCATGAATGTAAAATAAGTAGTTTTAAAGTTGCCCCATTTAAGCATTAAAGGAGCTTAAGAAAAGCCGAGCAAATCCGCAATCTCGGCGTTGTATAGTTGTTTAAGTTTATGCTAAGCGGATTTGGTTAAAATTTATCTGTGTTAAAAAATATTAGAGTTTTATAAGCTCTCTAATTAGCTCTAAGATTAAGATTAAAATTGTTAAAATTTTATCCCACATTTTAGAGCCTCCTTTCTCAACACCGAGACAAGTTAGCAACTTAAACTTTATAATTATACAAAATATTTCTTAAACTCTTGATTTTCTGTCATTTTTAAAGTGCAAGAAAACCTTTGAAAAATAGCACTATAAACAATAACCATGAGCCAAGTTTGTGGATAACTCGCTAACCCTTCTGCTATTCAAAACCATCAACACGATAGCAAAGCTTAATTTCCAAGCAGTCAAAAGCTTAAGAAAGTTCTTTAATAAAAAGAACTTGTTAAACTTTTAATAAAGCTTTTCGTATTTCTTCTCAAATTTCCTTACTTTTTCCAATAAATCATAGGTATCGTTAATAAACTCATCTCCATAGGCTTGCAAAGAAGCTGCAATATCTTCATCATCTTCCAAGCTTACTTCTAAAATATTTTTAAATTCTTGCAAAGAGTTAAAAATATCCGCAAAGTTTTCTCTGCTCTCTAATTCATCTTTAACTAATTCTCTTGTGTAGTTAGAAATTCTTTTTTCTTCTCTATCAAAATAAAAATCTGTGAAACTCATTTTTTATCCTTTTTGTTTTGTTGATAAAATTGTATAATTAATACAATTAAATTAAGCTTAAATATTGTATATAATATACAATATATTTTTGATATAATATAGCAATAAAGAAAAAAAGGGAATATATGAGAATATTATTATTCTTATTTATATGTATTTATACCTTCGGGGTTGATGTATGCGAGCGAAGAGATATTGAAATGTCTGCATATATAGAAAAACACGCCGTTGGTTATAAAAACAAAAATTTTAACCTTTCAGAAGAAAAACTATACAAAAAATCTTTTAGTGATTGCTATGATAAAAAGAATAAAGAAGCTTGTTTGTATATTTATAATAATTTTGCTATAGATGGAAATTTTAAAATTGAGAGCAATATATTTAATTTGATTACAATAATGACTTATGTTGGTTTAACTCTTGATATGGACAAAGATAAAAAGTATAAAGAAATTAATCGCTTGATAGCTTTAGATAGTTGGAAAAAAGCGTCAGAATTGATAGATTTTGTTTTGAGTGAAACCAATGATACAAAAACTATAGAGGGGCTAAAACTACTAAAAGAGATGAGTGATTTTGAAATTAATCGGGCTTATGCGTGTCCTTTGTATTATAATGATAAATTACAATCTGATGCAATAGACATGACTCTTTGATTGATTTGTGGATTTTGTGGAGTAATATTGCTCATTAAGAATGTACTTCTTTGAGCTTGAGTTGTTTTTCTCATTGAAGCATTAGAAAGAGTATGCCCTCTATCATAACCACTATTTCTATAATCACTCCATGTAGTGCGATATTTTTTAGGAATGTTTGTATCATCTTCAAAGCGTGGGCGTTTTTTGATTTGTTCGCCTTTTAAATTTTCCGCTTCTAATCTATAAGCTACAGCTTTTGTGCCTTTTAGATTATAATCATAACAATTTAGATAATAAAACTTATCTAAAACTTGTGAGCAACTTTGTTTAGTAAAATACTTAGCAAAATCTTCGCTTGGCTTGTATTGTGTATAATCAGCTAAGGCTAGAGTTGTTAGCAGTGGTAAGATTGTAAGTTTTTTCATTTTGTTTAACTTGTTGCTTTAATCATTTCTTTTAAAGCTCTGCTTTGGTTTTCTTCATCATAAAAAGGTTCAAAATAAAAATGCACTTTTTCTAAATTTTCCCTACCTTTTCGAGTTTTTTCACTAAGCGTAAATTCTTCACATTGTAAGAAATATAAAAGCATAATATCATACTCTAAAGTTTTTGCAAAAGCTTCTTTTATATCATCTATGTTTGCTATATTTCCAAGTCTTGAAAATATTTCATTTTTAGAATGCTTATTTATAATATGAAAGTTATATTCTCCACGCTCAGATACCAGTTCTAAATCGTTTTTAAAGTCAGTATTTATTAAATCAATAGCATTATTTTTTATTTCTTCATATCTTATATTTCTTTCTTTTGGTTCAATATTTTTAAATTTTTCGCCTATTTTTTCATAATATAAAAAATTTTTTGCACTTTCTAAGCTATCGTGTAATATAGCGTCAAATTCGCCAAACCTAAAATGATTACCATACCAATGGTTTTCATTAGTTTCTAATTTTAATCTTTCTATACTATTTTTAATGAAAATAGTATCCATAAAAGGGCATTTTGCCAATATTTTTAAATGAATATCACTAATATAGCTTTGTGTTTTGTTTCCATTCCCATCCCAAAGCCAAAAGCCTATATTTATAAATTCTTCACTGGCTGAGTAAGGAAAATATTTTATCATTTTGTATTTAAACATTTTCATAGTTATATATCGCTTTTTGTCCTTGTCTTTTATATATCATATTACTTAAAGCATGTTTTTGTGCTGAGGTCAAACTTAGCCATTCTGATGGTATATTATCTATTATATCTAAAATTTGTTGACAATTTAATTTTTTTTTATTTATTTTGATATGGTTTAAGTGGTCAAACAATAAATAATCTTTATCGAAAGTATTTTTATCAAAATACTGATTAGAGTTAATCTCATCATCTAAAATAATATCTAATGCCTTTAAGATATCAAAAGCTAAGCCAAAATCAATTAAAAAAAGTTTTTTTAAGTCATTGATTAAAATATTTGGGTTTTTAATTTCTCTGTCGCTATTCATCAAAATACCATCATATAAACAAGTAGTATTTTTAAAATTATTGGTTAAATCTATAGAAAAAGCTTTATTAGATTTATCTATATATGAAATTCCTAAATTTAATCCTTTTGATTTTTTGATATTTTCCAATGCTTCTTTGTCTCTTTGAGTCCCATTTTTTAACTTGTTGTCTGCTAATTTTATGGTATTATCATCTATTTTTAACAAAGCAATACTAGAAATATTTTCAAATCCTATTTGTTGCAAATATAAATAAGAAAAAAGTTCAGCAAATAAGCTTTTTCCAGTTCCGCAAACACTATTATATTTAGTTTTTAATATAAATTTAGAATTATCTTTAATGCTTACTTCCAAAGGACAACTAGCTCCATAATCAGTAACCCTTATAATATTAGATATCTCAAAAATATTTAATTTTACTCTCATCCCACCACTTCTATAAAATTTTTAAAGGTTTCAATCGCCATTTTTGATACTACAGCACCTAAGATCTCACATTGTTCAAATTCGCTATTATCTACTTTTTTATCTTCATATTTTTTATTTTCAGAAACTAAAAAAATATAATCTGCAAAAGGTTCTTTTTTAATTTTTTTGCAAAATAAATCATCATTTTTTCTAAAAATAACAATATCTGCATTTGAAATAGTTTGAAGTGAATTTTTACTTCTATCTATAATAATAAAATCTCCATTAGATAAAATAGGTTCCATGCTATCGCCATTAATTTTTATGATATCATAACTCTTCTTTATGGGTATATCTAAAATTTCTTTTAGAAAATTTTCATCAACGGAAACAATTTTTACTTCTTCGCTTTGAGATGATGTTCCAAGCCCTGCACTCGCATAAATATCTGGAAAATATCTGAAATTTATTTGCTTTTCGTTTCGCAAGAAAGATTTTATATTATCATTCATCGGAGCAAGTCTACTAACTGGCACTTCTAAAACTTTTGCCATAATTACAATATTCTTGTAATCCTCAGGCTGATTGTTTTCGCTTCTATACCAATAAGTTATTCCATCTAATGTTATTTCATATCCATTTTCTGAAAGCATCTGTGCAAATTTTGTTCTGCTTATTTTTTTCTCTTTCAAAATTTGTGATAAATATTCTTTATCGAGCTTATAAAATGTTTTATCTTTTTTTTCTATATAATATTTTTCTATATGCTCACATTTCCCTAAATCATTCTTATCTACCTTTAATAAATCAGCTAAGTCAGGTATAAGCCCGAAATCAGGCTGTTGGATTTTTCCATTTTTTTTAATTCTTCCCCAACTATCAATAGCTTCTTTTGTTAAATTTAATTTTTTTGCTATATCTTTATTTGTTAAATTTAATTCTTTTTTTCTCTTGGCAAATAAACTTTTATTAAAAATATAATCCATATTTTTCCTTTAAATGTAGTAATTATACAATCATTTTTTTAGTAAAGCAAATTGTGTTCCATATACAATATTTAAGCTTAATTTAATTGTATATTAAATACAATTTTTAAAAATCTTTTTAGGATTTATGAAAGATATGGATAGAAAAAAATTAAAAAAAATACTACTTAATTATTACAGCAAGGATGGTGTTGGAAGTATTTTAAGCTCTAGAATAGGAATTAAAGTTCAAACTGCTGGAGAACTCTGGGAAAAATACCAAATACCACCAAATATTTGGGGTAAAAACAATAGAAATAAACTACTTATGTTTTTGGGAGAAAGCGAAAGGATAGAGAATGAAAGTGATTAAAATCAACTCTTCTTTTATCAGACCACATACAATTAAAAGTTTTAGTGTTTATGCTGAGCAAGAATTTATTGTTCTTGAGATTTTTAATGGAAAACAATATACGCAATGTTTTGAAATATTTCAAAGCAAAGAAGTTGAATACCATTATCTTTTTGGTGTAAAACAAAATTCAAAAACAGTTATGATATTAGATGAAATAGATAACTTAATGCAAAAACTCGCAGTAAATACCAGCCTTGAGGTTAAAAGACTTTTATCAAAAAGAAAGGGTTCTATTTTTAAAAATGAAACAATGTTTTTAGGTTGTGAATTATTTAATTTTTTAGTGAAAAGCGAAGAAAAAAATAATATAGAACTACTTGTAAAAGAATATCGCAAAGAGCAAAGAAAAATAGGATTTTTCAAAAGGTTTTTTTTATGAAATTAGTTTTTTTGATTTACATAGCATCAATACTTGATGATATCAATCGCGTATTCTTTACCGCAGGCATTTTGACTCTTGCTTGTGGTATTTTTGCAATTATTCTCTACTATGGTAGCAAATTTGAACACAGTGAAGAATTTGCAAATATAGGAATAAAAGGAATGAAAATCTTTATTCCTATTAGCATAATAACAGGATCTATTGCAATTCTTACTCCAAGCAAACAAACTGCTTATTTGATGGCTGGTGATTATATAGGAAATCAAGTTGCTACTAGTGAATTTGTAAATAATAGATTAGAAAAAATCATAGAAATTATAGATTTGAATCTTGATAAGCAAATCAAAGAATTACAAGGATTTAAAAAATGATACCAAGTTTTATAGCAAGCTTTGATGTGGCTATCGGGCGAAAAAGATTGAGAGAAAGAAAAGGCTATTTGAAATTATCAAACACTATAGCTTATGGTGGTCTTAGTGTTGATGCTTTAGCATTGTATATTCAATTAGCAAAGCTTAGTGAAAAAACGATTGTAAGTGAGATCTATCTAAGAGAGTTTATAAAAGTTAAAAATAATCAAAGAATGAGTTTAAATAGATTAAGAATTGCCAAAAAAGAATTAATCGAGCTTAGGCTTTTAGAAATTAAAAAGGTTAGAAATGGCTCTTTAAATTTTTATGAATGGATTTTAAAAGATGAAAATTATCAAGTCAAAAAGCATTTTAACAAAGCTTTATCTTTGCTTAAAAACAGTGATGAAAAGCTAAGCAAAACTCTTAAAAATAATGCTTCATCAATCGACAGAAAATTAACTACTGAAAACGAAAAAAAAGAGAATTTGCATTATATAGAAACACGCACACACGCACGCGATAATAAATTTATAAATAATATAAATATTAATAATAATAAATTTATAAAAAAAGAGAATTTAGAAAATTTAAAAAATAATCAAGAAAAGAAAGAACGCGTTTCTAATCAAAACGCCTCTTTTATAGTGAGCTTTTTAAAACTTGATGAAAAGGAATGTGAAAAAATGGCAAAAAAAGAATTTAAAGTCCCAAATGCTAATGAGCTTATGGGGCAAATAATAGCTTTTAATGAGAAAAATGGTACAAGCTTTGGTGAAGAGTTGGCTAATGATTTTATAGGTTATTGGGATGCTAGGGAATGGAAAAGAAATGGAAAAAGAATGTCAAGTGTGGCAGGAAGTCTTTATACATGGCTTAAATACGCTAAAGAAAATGAAGCAAGAAAAAATCAGCGTTTTAACAGAAAAAAAGAAGCCAATCCAAGTGTGGTTGATAACTTGATGGAGTATTACGGAATGAAAGATGAGAACAAAGACAAGCTCTTAGGATGCTTTTAAGGAGTAAAAAATGCAAGAAAAAATACAAATTTTAATGGACTTATTGGAAATTAATAAGGCTCAAGCAACTGATATTGTAGGTAGATATCTCAAAAGCGTTAAGGATATTCATGCTTTCTTAGATTTTTATTTCGAAACTTTAGAAAGAGAGAATATCGTAGGGACAAGCTATGAGAAATTAAGAAGAGTTTGCAAAAGGGCTCAAATCGAGTTTAAAAAGCGTTTTGAAGACAAAGAAATATTTTTAGAATGGCTTTGCAGTAAATACAAAAATCAAGCTTGCTTTAGAGTTTTTCAAGGTGATTTTAAATACTCATATTTTGCAAATTACGGAAGCAATCAAAAAATTAAAATAAATCAAGAATCTATTGATTCTTTAATTTGCATCAATGCTTTTAAGCAAATCACTTATAAAGATGGTGATTTGATAGCTAATGGAGAATTTAAAGAAGCTTTAGTTGATTTCATGTTCAAAAATCAAGATAGGATAGGAAGAGATTTAGAGCATTCTTTACCAGTGCGAGAAATAGAAAGAGTTTTAACTTTAGATAAAATGAGAGAGCTTGAAAAAGCTGAAGAAAAAAGGCTATTTAATGAGAATAAGAGTAGATTTGAAAAAATTCTTAAAAGCAAAATAGCTTTTAAACGCATAAGCTAAATTTAAGAAAGTCTGAAATGGAAAAGTATATTTTAAAAATTGATTTAAAAAGCAACCCAGTTCCTTATAAAAGAACCACGCAAAGATCTAAATTTACATGTAAAGATTATCTTAAATATTTAGATTTTAAAAAACTCTTGCAAATGGAGTTTAGAAGACAAAATAATATTAGCTGTTTTCAAGCCTTTGATAAGCAAAAGAAATATGAGTTTTCTTTAAAAATAGGATTTAACAGCAAAAGGCATGGCGATGGGGACAATATCGTAAAATGCGTGTTAGATGCGTTATTTGAAAACGATAAGAATGTTTTAAAAGGCGATTATGAGATTATTAGTTTTAAAAAATCTTTTTTAGACCTAGAAATCAAAGAATTTAATTTTAAAGAAGGGGTGGCTTGATGGCTAGAATGATGACAAATGGCAAAAGCATCACAAAAGAAGAGCTTGTATCAAAGATAGAAAACTACTTTAGTGAAAAAACTGTTTTAAAAGAAACTAAAGAAAGTGTTATTTTTGCACCTAAAACAAAAGTGGGATTAGCTGTGCATTTAGGGATTTCAATGCAAACTTTAAATGAGTGGGAAAAAGATAAAGATTTTGGAGAAATAGTAGCAAATGCAAAACAAAGATGTGAAATGGATATTTTAAACCATTCCTTAATCGGCACTTATACACCTAGCGTTAGTATGTTCTTGCTAAAAAATCAACATGGATATGTGGATAAACAAGAAGTTGTCAGCGATAATGTTCAAAAAATAGAAATTATAAGAAGTGAAATCAAATGAAATTAAAGCTTGACTTTTCTTACACTCCTGCACAACTTAAAGTTTTTGATGATAAAAATCCACGCTTTATAACTGTAGCAAAGGGCAGAAGACTTGGTTTTACAAGGGGAAGTGCTAAGTTTGTTATCGAAAACTTGCTTTTAGGACAAAATGTTTTATGGGTGGATACCATACAAGCAAATTTACAAAATTATTACGAGTTATATTTTACACCTGAGTTAAAAAACTTGCCAAAAGATTTTTATTCTTGGAGTGTACAAGATAAGAAATTAATCATTAACGGAGCGGTACTTCATATGAGAAGTGCTGAAAGAAGTGAAAATATCGAAGGTTTTGGATATGACCTTGTTATTTTAAACGAAGCAGGAATTATTTTAAAAGGCAGCAAAGGAGAATATCTTTGGTATAACGCCATACGCCCTATGTTGCTTGATAATCCTAAATCAAGAGCGATTATCGGTGGAGTTCCTAAAGGAAAAAATCTATTTTACGAGCTATGTAGAAAAGAACTCAGCGATAAAAATTGGAAACATTTTCAATTCTCAAGCTATGATAATCCATTTTTAAAAGAAGAGCAAATTAAAGAATTAATTGAAGAAGTAGGCGGAGAAGGTAGTGAAGTTGTCAAGCAAGAAATTTATGGCGAGTTTATAGATAGCGGGGGTGCGGAGCTTTTTGCATTAACTGAAATTGAAAATGCGATGAGCAAGAACTCCTTTAGCATTGAAAAAATGCAAGGCGAGAATATTTGGGGGCTTGATGTAGCAAGATATGGAGATGATAAGAGTGTTTTAGCAAAAAGAAAAGGTTTTGTAATTGATGAAATTAAAAAATACTCACAACTTGGAACCATGGAATTAGCAAACAAAATACTAGCCGAATACAACCAAAGCGAAGACAAACCAAAAGGTATTTTCATAGATACTTGCGGTCTTGGCGTTGGCGTGTATGATGTCTTGTTAACTTATGGTTTGCCTGTATTTGAGGCAAATTCTGCAAATTCTGCAACCAGTAATGAATACTTAAATAAAAGAGCGCAGATGTATTTTACCTTTGCTAAAAACTTAAAACACATGGAGCTTGTTAAAGATGAAGAATTAAAAAAAGATATGAGAATGATTGAATATGAGTATAGCGACAAGGGGCTTTTAAAGATAGTTTCAAAAGAACAATTAAAAAAGAACTATGGCAAAAGTCCTGATGTTAGCGATGCGGTGGCATTAACTTTTTTTGAAAAACTATACAGCAGAAACAATACTAATGAAGATTGGAGTTATGATGGCTGGTGAGTTTTTAATGATCTATGATGCAATTGATGTAAACAAAATAAAAAAGCTTTCAAATTTAAGCGATGAGGCTATAAAGTCAAGTCTTGCAAATGAATTTTTAGAGCTTGTATCAGGATTTAATAATATTTCTAAAAAGAAATTTAAAAGAGAATTTGCGGAGTTTTTATTTGAAAAAGGAGTGAATGAAAAAGATATTTTAAAAATAACAAATTTAAGCAAAACAACAATATGGAGAATTATGAATGAAAACAAAAAGAACTAATGATGAGAGAGTGTCGTTTTTAACACAACTCATTAGAGAAAGTAAAAGTGGATATGAAAATTACAAACCACACTTTAAAGAATTGCAAGATGCTTATTTGCTTGAAAATAAGGTAATGCAAAAATTGAGAAAAAGAAATAAATCAAGTATCTACATACCAAAAATAAACGCTAAGGTAAAGTATTTAATCACTAGCTTAAATGATGTATATTTTAATAGTGAGAGAATGGCAGATATTGAAACTTACATTAATAGCGATGATACGATTATAGAGCTTTGGCAGAATGCAATTGATTTTTATAGTGGTAAAATCAATATGTTTAAGATTTTTCAACCGCTTTTCTTAGATGTTTTACTTGTGGGAACAAGTATAGCTAAGCTTACTTGGCATAAAGGAATGCCACGCATTGAAAGAGTAGATATTGATAGTATATTCTTTGACCCAAATGCATTAAATAGTGAAGATGTAGGCTATATAGTCAATGAAATTTACCTAACTTATAATCAAATCCATGAAAGACAAAAGCTAGGATTTTATAAAAACATAGAAATTGAAAAGCTTTTTGATGAAGATGATGAGTATAAAAAAGTGAAGCTTTATGATATTTATGAAAGAAAAAACGATGATGAGTGGGTGGTTTCTACCTTATTTGAAAATAATTTACTTAGAAATGAAGTTACTTTGCAAGATGGACAGCCTTTTGTCTGGGGCTCAATGCTGCCACAACTTAAAAAGATAGATAATGAAAACTATGTAAGTGCTTATGGCGAGCCTATAATGGCTTCTGCTATGCCTTTGCAAGATGAAATTAACATCACAAGAAATCTTTTAATCGATGCAGTAAGAACTCATATCATGCCTAAAATAATGATGCCAAAATCAATGGGAGTAAGCAGAGAAGATATAGAAACCTTAGGAAAACCAATATATACAGACGATCCAAAGGGTGTGCAAATATTACCACCACCAAATGTAAATAGTGCGGGAATAAATTTACAGCTTTTAGAAAGCGAACTCACAGAAGTTACAGGAGTTAGTCCACAAAACAATGGAGCTCAAACTGCACAAAATGAAACAGCAACAGAAATTAGCATAAAAGCACAAGAAGGCGGAAGAAGAAGTGCTGACTACATAAGACAGTATAACGAAACTTTTATAGAGCCTTTATTTGATAGATTTGCAATGCTTGTTTTTAAGTATGGAGAAGATAGTTTTTTTAATGGTTTTCAAAGAGAGGATATACCTAGTTTTAGATTTAAAATTCAAACCGGCACAGGTGCCATGAATAAAGAAATTAGACGTGCAGGAATTCAAGCTAGTATGCAAGTTTTTTCTGGGTTATATCAAATGTATATGAGCATAGGCGATGCAAATTCTGCTTATGGGATTATAAATGCTAGCAAAGAACTTACTAAAGAATTATTACCAATTTTAGGTGTAAAGAATGTAAATAGCCTATTTGCTTTTGAGAATAAGCAAGAAATGCAACAAGGATAAACAATGCTCAATATTGAAATTAAAAGCGATATATCTAAAACCAAAGGAGGAAAGAATTTAATCGAATTTATAAAAGCAAAATATAGTGAATGTTTTTATATAGCAAAAAATAACGATGAGAAAGAGTTAAGGTTAAAAGCTTTAGATACTATGGCTTTTTTAGACATAATAATCAATAAAATAAAGGATGAAGAAGATGGAAAATGATGCTTTAAAAGATTTAATAAATGTTATAACAGATGATGATAAAGGACAAGTTGCTAATAATGGCGATGAACCTACGCAAGTAGAAGATAATGAACCTATGCAGGTTGCTAATGAGAACGAGCCTGATTATAAGGCGATGTTTGAAGCTTATAAAAGTGAAAATGACAACAAATTAAATGCTTTAATGAGTGAGCTTGAAGCTTTAAAAAATCCAAAAAAAGAGCCAAGCGAACAAGAATTACAAAGAGAGCAGTATTTAAAAGAATTAGGACTTGATGGACTTGATGAGAAATTAAAAAGGCTTGAAGAGCTTGATAAAAAGCAAAAAGACAAAGAAGAGCAAGATGCACTAATCGCTAAATACGCACAAGTAGAAAGCGAGTTAAGAAAAGCCTATCCTGATGCGGATTTAAAGGCTATGGCAGAACTTGCAACAAAATTAAATGGTTTAGGCGAAGGTAATATTGACAGCTGGAAAACCTTGCTTAATTTGGTCGGAAAATCAAATAATGCCAAAAAAGCTGAAGATTTATCAAGTGCAAATAATAATGTAAGAACGAGTGATTTTAACGATAAGTTAAAAAAAGGCGAAGTTAGCGAGATAGATCTAGGCAAAGAATTATTAAGTTTAGTATAAAGGAGAAATTATGGATTTTATAACAGCTTTAAAAGGTGGTACAGCACTAGGCTCTAGCTTTGCAGATACTTTGATGAAAACAAGCAATTTTACTCCAAATTTAGCAAGTAGCAGTGGTGGTTTTTTAAATGGATTAAAAAATTCTTTTAGTAATTTTGGAGATTGGTTATTTAAAAGTTCTGATGCAAATAAAGTAACTAATTTTGATAGATTAGGAAATGTTTTAGGCGCTGGGGGTGCTTTATATGGTGCTTATAATCAGCAAAAAATGGCAAAGAAAAATTTTGATTTACAAAAAGATGCTTATAACTTCAATAAGTATCTAGCCAATGAAGAGTTAAACAGAAGAAAGAATATGGAAAATAAACTTCAAAATGTTTGGAGTAATTAAATAGATTTGGATTTAAGGAGTTTGTTTTAAAGGGTAAATCTTAACCCCTTGTATAAGGGGCTTTGTTTATTGATTGTTAATTTGCATTGACAACAATAATACAAAGTAGTATAATAACTATTAAGATTTGTAGCATCTTATTTCACCGCCTTTCTAGGTGGTAATTTAGTGCTAAGGGTGGCGACCCTTGGCACCACACCTTTTAAAATTATACACAAACTTCCTTAAATCCTTTATTTTAAAAGAAAGAATAAAGGAAACAAAATGGCATTTTATAACCCACAAAGAGTAGTATTTAATCCTGATACAGGCGTTATACAAAACGCAGGAAAAGTCGGTGGTGTCTTATATGACATCATGAGCAAAAGTTTTGATGATAAAGTTAAAGCTAATGAGTTTCAGCAAGAGCAAGATTTAAGAAAGCAACAAATGGAATTTAATCAGGCTATGCAAAATAATCAGCTTTTGCAAAATGAGAGAAACTTTGATTATCAAAAGGAAAGAGCAAATATAGCAGATCAGCAATGGCAAATGAATTATAACCAAAGAGCTAGACAATATGCCATGCAAAATGCTTTAAGACAGCAAGCAATAAATGCAAGAGAGCAAAAAGATGAAATTTTAGCAGACCAAGCAATACTTAATCTACCAAGCTATACAAAGTCAAATCCTGAGATGAGAGCAATACAAGAAAGATTTAACACCATAAAAAAAGGTGGTGGTGATTCTTATTATGATGGGCAAGGTCTTTTGGGTGGAACATGGCAAAACATAAAAGGACTTTTTGGTGGAGATAATATAAATGATGCTCAAGATAGCTTATTTAAATTTATAAGCGATAGTATTTACAATGAAAAGGTTAGAAGAGATACAAACTATAATAGAACAAGGCATGATGAAATTTACAAAGAGCCTTCAGCTTGGAAAGCTCAAACTATAAATGCTAAAGAATATGAAAAAGCAATAAGGGATTATATAGCCACTAGTGAAGCTAAGATTAATGCTTATTATGATGAGCAAATGGCAAAGATTTCTAATTTAAAAAATCCATACATCAATAATCTTTATGAAGAGCAAAGACAAAAAGATTTAAAAGATTTTAGAGAGGGTTTGGCAAAGGATCTTGAGTCTTATTATATTAAAGATGAAATCTCAAATAAACCTAGTAAAAATGCAGTCATTATAGATAATTCAACAACTAATCAAAATATACAAGAAGTGCAAAATCAAAATACACCAAAATTACATAGCGTTAGTTTTAATGGAATTAATGCTCAAATATCAGAGCCTGATGCTAATGGTAATGTAATATTAGTTAATCAAGCAGGTAGAAAAATGCAAGTTAGCGTAGAAGAATTAAAAAAACAAGGATTGATACAATGAATATAAGAGAATTTTTATTAGAAAAACCACAAGAAAATAACATTATTTCATTTTTGCAAGATGGAGCAAGTCAAAGTGAAAATCAAGATACAAGTGAATATTTATCAAATTTAAAAAATGAAGCAATCAATGATTTTTATAAGAATAAAGACAAATATGCTAAAGAATATGAAAAACACAATATTAAAGACCAAATTTTAACAAATCCACTAGGATATATTGGCGAATACAAAAGAGATTTGTATGATTACAATAAAAATCCTTCTATGAATGCTGATGATTTGAGTGATTATATTTTAGATAAGCAATCTAAATTTAATGCCTCTAAACCTATTTTTGCTGATGATAATGAAGTAGTAAGAAAAAGTAATCAGTTTATGAGAGATTTAGGCGATGAGTTGCAAAAATCAGGGCGTGGAAGATTATTGCAAGATGATGATGGCTCTTATTGGGTGCAAGATAATAACGGAAATTATTCTAAAGTGCAAGGTAGCACAATGGGTAATTTATATCGCGGAATAAGAGATAATGGTACTAGTGTAGCTTTAGGAACAGCAGGTGCCATTGGCGGTACAATGCTAGGTGGCGGAGTTGGTATGGTTGCAGGTGGTGCATTAGGTGCATCTTTAGGGGCAGGATATGATTACTACGGAAATACAAAAGATACAAATCAAGATGCAAATTTAAAAGAAGCTCTTATACTTATGGGTGAAAATGCGGGACTTTCTTTAATAGGTGATGCAGCTTTTGCAGGAGTTGCCAAAGGAGCAAGAGCTTTAAAAAATACCTATAATATGGCAAAAACAGGAGCAAGGGCCGGTAAAGATATGATAGATGGCATGGCAGTAAAAGGGGGTAATTTAGGTAATAGGGTTATAGATAAAATCACCCAAAAAGATATCCCTATGATAGGAAAATTTACAGATGGTGGTTTGCAAAATGCAGAAACAATTTTTAATAATCTTACAAAAAATGTAGAGAATAAAAAACAAATAGATGAACTTATAGCAAAAGAAAATCCAACATACTTAGAAAATGGAAAGCCTACAATAGAAATATTAAAAAACATTGTCGAGCAAGGACTTAA